TAAGTGGTTGGTAGTTCACTAAATTGGTAATTTTGATTAATTACTTTTACTTGTTATAACTGATTATTATTATAAGAAAAGTTGGCTTTTTTGGCATTTATTTGGCATTTATTTGGCATTAATAAGGAAGGAACAGATGGGTAGGAAAGAAAATATAAGAGACAAGATAGAACAGGAATTAATAGAGAAGGGAGATGTTAATGCCCTCAGAGCAATAAGGAAGCAATGGGGCAGGAAACAGAAGAATAAAAGTGCTGTTAAGAAAGCAATTAAGAAAAAGGAAGAAAAGAGAGAAGAAAAGACAATAGATGCAGTTATTGAGGAGGGTCTTAATGAACTGAAAACAAGAACAGATGGTTTGAGTGTTGAAAATATTGCTGATTCTTTAATCAGGAATGCTGGTAAGATTAGTAAGGTAGCTTCTGAGTTTGGTGTTTCTTATAATACTGTTGATGAGAAGATTAAGAAATCAAAACTTTTGAAAGATGTTTTAAATGGTATCAGGGAAACAATTCTTGATAATGTGGAAGATGTATTGTATACAAGGATTGTGGAGAAACAGGATTCGATAGCTGCAATGTTCTGGTTGAAATGTATGGGTAAACACAGGGGCTGGAACGAGAAAGGCGATGATAAGGGTAATGAAAAGAGACCTATATATGTGAAGATTATGCCTGTTGGTTTTAATGCCCCTGAAAGAGTTATTAAACCTGATAATATTAAGGCACTTGAGAAAGCTAAACCAGCCCTTAAAGGTAAGAAAGGGAGACCGAGAAAAGAAATTACTGTTGGAATAGAGAGGTTGAATGGGACGGAAGAAGACTTCGACGAAGCCACCTGTTGATGCTGTTGCTATTAATTTAAAAGCAACAAGGGTTTTTTATGAGAATTATTATTCAGATAAGGAGATTAATGTAAATATTGGTGGTGGTGGTTCAAGTAAGAGCTTTAGTATTATGCAACTTCTTGCTGTTAAGATGTTAACAGAGGAAAAGAAGAAGATGCTTGTTGTGAGGAAGACATTGCCTTCACTTAAAAATACTGTATGGCTTCCATTCCATGAGATTATTAGTGATATTGGTGTTGGCGATTTGGTTACTGAAGATAAGGTCTTGATGAATCTTTTTTATAAGAATAACTTGATACATTTTTCTGGTCTTGACAATGTTGAGAAACTGAAATGTTTCCACCCTGATACTGATATACTTACCATTAAAGGGTTTGTTAAGGTTAACAGAATTAAGAAAGGAGACTATGTTGCTTCTTTTAATGGTAATAATATTACTTTTACTCCTGTTACAAATATATATAATTACGAATATGAAGGATTAATGTATAGACAGAAAGACGGTAGTTGTATAGATTTCTTTGTAACACCTGAACATAAATTTTTAGGAAAGAAGAACGAAAAATTTCTTTTTGAAAAGGTGTCTAATATAGATACTGATTTTTTTGTTCCTGTTTATTTTAATTGGGTTGATGGTTTTGAGGACAGGAATATCAATGTTAAACAGATTGTAGATGGGATTATAGAAAATGAAGAAATCCCAAGAATTATTTTTTCTTATAATAAGAGAATTTTAAGTGAAATTTTTTATCTCATAATTAATGAGATAGGGACTGTCTTTTCTAATTGTATAGATTTTGTAACTACCTCTAAAAAATTTGCAGATGATTTATATGAACTTGCCTTGTTCTGTGGAAGACAATCACAAACTATCATTGATAATGAAATTTTTATTGTATCTACTAAAACAAAACCAGAAAAATTTGTTAAATTAGAACCTGTTACTGATTTTTATAAAGGCAAGGTCTATTGTGTTGAAACAGAACCTTATCATACTGTCTTTGCAAGATATAATTATAAAGGATTGTGGACAGGACAGAGTTCAAACTGGAATTATATCTGGATTGAAGAACCTACTGATGGTATTTCCAAAGAAGAATTTGAAGTTTTGAGATTGTACTTGAGGGAAAAAAGTGTGGATGGTAGAAAAAATCAGATATTTATTTCTATGAACCCTGTTGATGAAAGATTCTGGGTTAAGGAAAAATTAGTAGAAGACACAGCATTTAAAGATGATATAAAGATTATTCACTCTACTTATCTTGATAATCCTTTTCTTGATGAGGATAGTAGAAAAAGATATGAAAGATTAAAAGAACAGAATTACAACTTGTATAGAGTTTATACATTAGGAGAATGGGGCAGGCTTGATAGTGTTATTTTCAACAATTGGGAAGTTATTCCTTCATTTCCAGAAAATTTAAAAGGTATGATTATTACTTATGGTATTGACCCTGGTTATAATGACCCTACTGTTGTTCTCCGTTGTGCTATACAAATGGCAAATGATGAACCTGTGTGCTGGGTAGATGAGCTTTTATATAAACCAAAACTGACTAACTCAGAACTGATAAGATGGTTAAAGGATAATATTGTTATAAATGAAAGAAGCAGACCTTTCTTTTTTGATTCACAATACCCAGATAGAATTAAGGAATTGAAGGTAGAAAATTTTAATGCTATCCCAGCTAACAAGAACTTGAAAGATGGTATAGATTTTTTGAAGAAATTCAGGATAAAGATAACAGAAAGAAGCACTAATTTAATCAAAGAGATAAGGTCTTATTCTTGGAAAGAAGACAAAAATGGAAATGTTCTTGATGAGCCTGCTGACTTCAACAACCATTGTATTGATGCTATGAGATATGCTGTGTATTCTGTTTATAGAGGTGCTGGTATAATTAGAATAAGACATATTTAAGGAGTTGCTATGATAAAAGAAGTTCTAAAAAGAGCTGGTAAGGCTTTTTTAAGCTCCATAATGAAATCTTCTTCTTCTATTAATCCATATGAAGATGCTACTTTTTTTAAAACTCTGCGTGAGTTGGCTGGCGGAAGAATGCAAACCAATCCCTATACTGAATCAGTATGGGTCTTTGCTTCTATTAATGCCATTGCTCAAAATGTGGCAAGAGTTCCTTTCAATATTTATAAGGAAGAAAAGTTTGAAGGAAGAGGAACAAGAAACAAAACAAAAGAAAAGATTTTAGTTGATGAAGGTGAACTATATGAACTGTTTTTAAATCCTAACAAGTATATGCACACAAATTTACTGTTTTATGCTACACTTGTTTATCTTGAGTTGTTTGGTGAGGCGTTCTGGTTTATGCCAAGAAGAAATGTTACTGAAGTGCCTTCAGAAATAACTGTTATTTCGCCACAGAGAATGTTTCCTTTTTTTGAAGAAGACGAGAGAGGTAATAAAATATTTAATGGAAGGTGGAAATATAAACCAGTTCAAAATGGTTTTGCAGAAGTATTAGAACCACATGAAATATTACAGTTCAAATATTTTGACCCTTTTAGTGATATTAGAGGTATTTCTCCTTATAAAGCTGCTAAATCTGGTATTGAACAGGATTATCTTGCAAGTGAGTATAATAGACAGTTCTTTGGTAAAGGTGTTGGTCTTTCTGGTATAGTTAAAGTAAATGGTTTTTTAAACGATGAGCAGTTTAGGAGATTAAAGGAACAGTTTAGAGAAGAACATTCTGGTATTGAAAAAGCACATCAAATAACAGTTATAGAAAATGCAGACTTTATTGAGACTAAATCCCTGTCTCAAAGAGACATGGAGTTTTCAATTCTGAAAAGAGTAATAAGAGAAGAAATTTTAGCAGCATACAAAACCAATGAAGTTATTCTTGGTGTTTATTCCAATATACAGTCTTATGAAGGTATTAAAAATGCCCACCTTGCTTTTTGGAGAGAAACAATAATCCCAAAAATAAATTTCTTTCAAGAATATTTATGGGCTAAATTTTTCTACAAAATTAATGGTGGTAGAGAATGGGGAGAATTTGACTTATCAGTTGTAGAAGCATTGAGAAGTGATTTTATAGAGAAGGTTAATACTGCAAGAACTCTTTATGGTATGGGTTATCCTATTAATGTTATTAATGAAAAATTGGATTTAGGTTTACCAAGAGTTGATTGGGGTGATGTGTGGTGGACATCAAGCAAAAACATTCCAGCCACTCTGTTAATTGGAAATAATAAACCTGAAAAAGAACCAGAAAAAGAATCAGAAAAAGAAGAAGAGACAGGCAGTAAGTCTACTGTTTTTGAAGATTTCTCATATCTTTCTGAAAGACAGTCTGAGCTTGAGGATTATTTCAATAGTAAACTCAAGAGATTTATATTTGAACAGAGAAAGAGGATTTTAAAAGATAAGAAACTGGATGAAAAGTTTGAAAAGGAACAGCTTTATGAAGTCTTTAAAGACGCATATTTGAGAACTATGACTGTAGCAGTAGAAACATTTTCTCTTGAAACTTTGAAAGAAATTGAAATTGATGATGAAATTAGAAGCATTGTAGATAAGAAAATTGAAACAGATACAAATTCTTTACTAAAATCTATATTATTTGTTATTAAAAATGTAAAGCAAAATGAAATATTTTTAAAGAAGGTATACAATAAGATTGAAAGTAAGGTTAGTCTTATAGTTAAAACTGAAATTACAGAACTATTGAATGAGGTAAGATTTAGTCTTATGCAGAAGTTTGGTATTAAGAAACATAGATGGATTTGTTTAAGAGACAGGCATAAAAACTTACATAGAAAAATTGTTAATGTTGGTGAGTCTTTTTTAGTTGGAGATAAATTATTATTTCCAGCATGTAAGGAGGCTGATTCAAAAGATGTTTTAGGCTGTTCTTGTTTTACTGTTCCTGTGGAATAATTGTTCTTATTTAATTACAAACACTTATGAACAAAGATTATGTTTTTAAAGGGAGGAGACGTATGAAAGATAACAATAAGATTGTTAAAACATATTTTGCTAAAACTATCGATATTGATAATGATGATTATACCGTAAAAGCAATAATATCAGATGAATCTATTGACAGATACGGTGATATAATAAAACTTGATGCGTGGGCAAAATCTCTTGATACTTTTATGAAACATCCTGTTTTAGTAAGCTCACATAATTATGATAAACTAATCTATAACATAGGTATTATTAAAAATTTAGAAATTGACCCTGAAAAAGGGTTAGTAGCAACAATGAAGTATTTTGTTGGGGAAGGAAATGATGAAGCAGATTGGGGTTTCTTCCTTGCAAAGAATGGTGTGGCGGCATATTCAGTGGGTTTTAGACCAAAACCAAAAGGAACTATAACTAATGATTGGGATGATGAAGATGTTAGGGCAGGAAAGAAACCATATAGGATTTTTACTGATGTTGAGTTACTGGAAGTAAGTCAGGTAATTGTTCCTGCTAATGCAAATGCTTTACAGGATAGCATTAAGAACATAGAAGATTTTGTAGTTAAATCTTATTCAGAAAAAGTTTTAGACTTTATAAAAGTAAAAACAGGTATTCCTTACAAAAAATATCAGCTTGCAGACAAAGAGACTACATGGGATGCTGGAAAAGAAGTAAAGAAAGCTACTGTTGATGATTTAAAAGAAATGTGTGCTGTTATCGTAGGAGACCCTGAAAATAAAGGTAGTTACAAACTACCACATCATACTGTTGATGGTTACAAAACAGTATGGCGTGGAGTTACAAATGCAACAGTTAGACTTACTGCAACAAAAATGCCCGAAGAAGATGTTCCAAAAGTTAAAGAACATCTTGGGAAGCATTACAAAGATTTTGGAGAAGCACCTCCTTGGGAAAAGAACAAGGATTTGTGGGATAAGTTTGAAACAACAGGTCTGTCAGAAATAACAAAAGAAGATTTTATTGAGCTTTTTGGTGACACAGACTTGTATGAAGAATTAGTAATGAAAATAGAATCCACCGAAAATTATCATCACATTCCTGTAAGAGATGTTAAGGACTTTATAAAAGATACTTTGAGGACTATAACACTATCTGAAAAGAAAGGCATTAAAGCAGTAGTTGGTAAACTAAAAGATGGCGGAAACAGTATGGTAATTCAGAAATATTTATTTGATGTGGAAAAATGGACTCTTAAAGAAGCTACTGATTGGGTTAAAGAAAAGGAAGGTAAGAAAGAATTAGAAGAAGTTATTTTAGAAGAAACAGAGTTTGAAGATGAATTAACAAGATTGGATGAAATTGAAGATGTTGTAGAAGAAGAAATTGTTACAGATGGAAAAACAGAAGATGATATAGAAACAAAAGAAGATGATGAGGAAGATGTTTTAAGTTTTGAGGTTAAAGTGATTGATAGATTGGATAGAATTATAGAGCTACTTGATGAGATTGCTTCTAAACTTGATGAAGAAATAGATGTGGAAAGTCTTGCTTCTATGTTTGCTAAATTTCAGAAGGAAGAAAAGAAAGAAGAAAAGAAAACGGACACATTTGATAAGATTTTTTCGACTATACAGGAAGATTTGAAAGAAATTGATACAATCTTAACCTATAATCGAAAATCATAAGAGGGGTCAGTTCTTGGACATGAACAATGATTCCATTGATTTTATAATAATAAAAAATAAAAATATGGAGGTTTTATTATGTCAATCGAAATAATAAAGGAAGCACTGGATAATCAGAAGGAAATGATTAAGGACTTTGTTAAAAAGGTAGAGGATGTTTCTGTGGAACAGAAGAATATTATAACAAGGATTGGTGATTTGGAAGAATCCTTGAAGAAAAGGAGAATTTCTGTTCCAGGACTTGAAGATTATGCAGACAAATTCAGCATAGCAAGGGCAGCAAAAGCAATCATAACAAATGATTGGAGTGAGGCTGGTTTTGAGAAAGAAGTTTTTGCAGAAGCACAGAAAAAGGCAATGGGTGCTACTGGTTCATCCAATATGGGCTTTTTTGTGCCTATAGAAATTCTTCAGGGTTATATTGAAAAACTGGAAGCAGAAGCTGTTGTTATTAAAATGGGTGCAACAGTCCTTCAGAATCTAACTGGAATACCTGCTGTAATACCAAAACAGGTAGGTGGTTCTACTGGTTACTGGGTAGGAGAAAATGCAAGTATTACAGAATCTGAATTAAGTGGTGGACAGCTTTCTATGACTCCAAAAAGGGCAGCAGCACTTTGCAAAGTATCTAATACACTCTTAAAATACAGCAATCCTTCTGTTGAGGATTTAATCAGGAGAGATTTATTTACAAGAATAGCTCTACAGATAGACTATGCAGCACTTGAAGGAACAGGCTCTGAATATAAGCCTCGTGGAATACTTTATGCTGGTATAAATTCTGTATCTGGTTCTACTCTTACATTTGACATGATGTATGATATGCAGTATGAGCTACAGAAAGACAATGCCTATCGTGGTAAACTTGGTTATGTTTTCCACCCAGCAGTAAAGAGAACACTTGTTAAAATGAAAGTTGCACAGTTTAGTAACGATACTGACGGAATGTATGTAATTCAGCCTATGGTAGCAGAAAATGAGTTTGCAAGCTGGCTTGGGCATCCTTATGCAATGTCTACACAGATAGCACCTTCAAGCAATACAGGTTCTCAGACAGCCAATATATTCTTCGGTAACTGGGAAGAAATGATAATTGCTATGTGGGGTGTTATAGAGCTTAAAGTTTCTCAGGAAACATCTACAGCTTTTGAATATGACCAGACATGGATAAGGATAATCCAGGATGTGGATATAGGTGTAAGGCATGCAGAATCTTTCTGCTATGCTCAGCCCACAATATCTGCTTAATGGGTTTATGAATAGGGGGTAGACTATACTACCCCCAAATAAAACTTTAAATGGAGGTAATAAACTATGTTTACAGAATTAATGGATATTATAGCATGTAAAAATGCAATAACACCTGTAGAATCTACAACAACAGCTACAATTACAGGTAATGAAATTGATAGGCTTGGTTATGAAACAGGTGTTGCATACATTTTGACAAGTGCAGCAGACAATGTTGGAACAGCAACATACACTGTTTATGAATGTGATACTTCTGGAGGGTCTTTTTCAGCAACATCTACAGCAGGGACAATATCTCTTGTAACTACTACAGCTACAGCGACAGAAGTGAGGCTGGATTTAAGAGGTCTAAAGAGATATATTAAACTTGTGGTAAATCCTCCTGGAGCTACTGTAACAGTAGCAGGTGCAGTTGTTCTTGGTGGTGCTCCTTCTTATCCTGTTTAACAAGTTCTTATCAAGAAGTCTCCATCT